AAGCAAAATAAAAATACTATTACGTCTCTGGAGAAAAACCAGAAAAAATTTAAGAAATTTTTAAGTGACGATTTGTGTGATTTGATTTCAAGTAGTACATATTTTCTCATAAGATAATTTTAGTTATACAATAAGAGGGCTTTGCAGCCCTCCGTTTTAGTTGTTTAAAATGTCCAGTTAAAATATTTATTTGCTATTCCTACGGTTGTAGTAAATGTTTTGCCTTCTTTTGTTATATCACAAAATTTATTTTCTCTGTAATTTAACTCTACTTTATCTCCTTTTTTGATTATTATACCTTTTGAAGATTTTATATTTCTATTTGATATTGCTGTCATTTTATTTTGTTTTAGTTGTTATTGTTTTACTTTGTAAATTTAAACTTTTTTTTAAATATACACAAATTATTTAAAGTTTTTTTTAATTTTTTTTGTTTTTAGTACAAGAAAAAGGGTAATCAATAAAGATCACCCTTAGTCATTAGTCAATAGATTCTCTTATTATGGAGTCTCTAAGGCTGTTTTAGCACTTGAGAATGTGCCTTGTACAATCGCATTAGGTAAATACGTTGTAAGTGCGGCTCTCATTAAAGCGCGGACTGTAACAAAAGACTTCTGGAAATTATCGGAATCTTCCCTAGAAAATTCGATTCCAAGACCGTCTCTTATCCATAACTGGGTAGCTACTGAAAGCTGTCCAACTAAAAACTTACCAGCTGGAATAGCTGTATTAATAGTTACTGGCACGCCCATAATTGCTGGCTGAATACCTTGAATAACTTGATTTTTAAGATATTCGTTAGCAGTAGACTTCAATAAAACTATTTTATGGAAGTCAGTAGGATTCAATAAAATGCTATCAGCTGTATAGTTTAGAAGTGCTAGCTGGTTTAAAGCTGCTATTAGCACATCGTACTCGTTTGCTGATTCAACTGACTGATAAAATAAACCTCCGCTAGAAGTTGTAAAGGCAGTTCCATCTGTAAAAAGCCCAGACATATTAGGGCTAGAGCCATCACCGCTCATAATTTGGTTATCTTCAATAGCTAAAACTTTTGAAGGTACTCTAGCTGATAAATAGCTAGATAGTTGAGGTGTGTCGGCTAGCATTTCTTCAGTAATCTTCATAAACGTACCGATTTTCTCTACGTTTACAGAAGTCGCTGTTAAATCAAAGTCAGACTGTCCTAGAGCTGAGCCTTGAGCTGTCGCAGCTGCATTGTCAGTATATGCGCTCTCTTTTGGAAAACGTATAGTCTGAGCGTCAGTAGTACCGTTAGGAATTAAACTACGGATATGCACTGCTCTCGAAGGGTCAAATTTTATATCTGGGACAATAGTCTCCCCAGCAATCACGCCCGTAAATGTGTTAGCCATAGTCATATCGCTAGACTTAAGCTCAAATTTAGCAGCGTTAGTGTTACCTTTTACTAAAGAGTCAATAGCACCGTCTTTTAAAGCTGACTCTAGAGACGCTTTAAATGATTTGGGAGTAGTCCCAGCCATTGTCTTTTTAGATTCTATTTCGAAAGCATCCATCCTTTTTTGTGCTGCTTCGAATTTTTCGTTATACTCGTTAGTCAGATTAGAAATCTCAGACTTTAAAGAAGTTTCAAATTCACCTTTAGCATTTTCTAAAGATGCCTTTGACGCTTTTTCTATCTTTTCGTCTACAAGATTACCCAGCTGATCTAAATGAGTTTGTTCTTCTTGTGTCATTTTTAAATTATTTTAACTTATTAAATAAATATTTATACATCTCGCTAACGTCATTCTTTACCTCAACTGGCTCAGTAACTTTAATATCAGCTGGCTGAGTAGTGATTTTTTGAAATAGTGATTTTAGCTTCAGTATCTCGGCTTCTAAAGCAAAACCTAATTCATCTGATATATTACCTTTACGAATTAGCTTTGCCATATTATCGTAGCGGCTTAGTATTTTATCTTTGTCGTAGTTACCTTTGACATCCATAATAACCGCTTGGTCATTTGCTGCAAGTGTTACCGCTGAAATCTCGTATAGTTTTACTTCAGTAATATTTCTTACACCGTCTACCATTTCTTTTTGTATAGGCAATATGCCTACTGAATTTTCTGTTATAACTCCAGACTTTATAAGCTCGATTACATCTTTACCTAGTGTCGTCTTAGCTATTTTAGACTCAAAGATCAGACCTTTGTCATCTTCTTCAAGCATAGACATTTTACCTAAAGGCTTATCCATATCATGCTGATATAAATATTTTACTCTTTGCCCATTTTCTGAAATTGTTTTTCTGTAAGACCCTTTTCTGATTATGTCATTGTCAGAGTCTTTATTGTCAAAGACGCTTGCATAGCCTTTGATTACGCCAGCTTTTTCGTCAGCGTCTAATAGTTCGCCCATAGGCGACTGCTTATATAAAATTGTGTTCATAGTACAAAGATATTAATTTTCATTTAGTATAGGTTTTATGAGTTGCGATTGTGCTACTCCGACAGCGATTTGATTCAGAGGTCTTATAGTGTCAGCGTCTGGCTTTGGAAATGGAGCAATAGCACAGCGACAGTTTATAACATTACTAGGTGAGCCAGCTGGGTCTCCAGCTCTTATTAAATCTTCCCCACCTACTTTGAAAGTATCTTCAAAATCTACTATCTGTCCATTAGCGGCTGCATGAGCCTCTCTCTCCCTTCCATCTAAAGAAGTAATCCATTCTTTCTGTAGATTGCTTTTACCGTATATATCTGTCGCTGACTGCATGACTCCAAAGTTTGCGGCATTAGTAGCCTCAGTCCTTACTATCCTTTCAGCTTGAAAAGTTCCTAGCTTATTAAATCGCTGACGCAGTATGCGCCCTTTTTCGACAGCACCACGACTCTGGAAGTCCACATCCGTCATTAGACGCTGTAAAGTTTTCTCTAACTCCTTTTTCGCAGTTCCTTGTACAGTTACAACCCTCACCGCTGCAATCCTTTCTCCCTCGCTTGCAAATTGTCTTTCCCATGTATCTCTAAAATCGTTTTTGTCTAATTCTTTTTTTATGAATCCAGTAATATTGTCAGCATACCAATTAGCAAATCTAAGACCAATATTAACGTAAATAGACTCGTAAATTTTATCATAGTCGTTTTTTTTAAATAAATCAACAAAATTATTTATCTTACCAGACAGAAGAAATACCTCTACTCCCTTATTATATTCTGTTTGATAAAATCTTTTTAAGCGTCTTACTTCGCTAGTCTCACCTTTAAGCAGCTGCTTAGTGTAGGCTCTTATATATTTGTCACCTTGAAAACTACTCATTCTCAGAAATACGCTTAGCCCATGAAACCATTTTAGCGCCACCCCAAAGATTATAGGCTACATAGCCTTTATCCTTCCAAGGCTCGTCTCTATACTTAGGGTCTATTTTAGCATTTTCTTTATGTCTTGCTAAAAAACTATTAATTCTCTTAACAGTTGATAAACTAAGCGGCTCTCTGTTTGCGATTTGATTAGCTCTACGCCAGCCTACTGCAGTACCTCCTTGAACTACGCTACGACCATATTTTTCACGCCATTCTATCATACGTTTAGCGTTGTTAGTAGCGCCTTGCGGATAATCGTCATAGCTCTCATTCTTGTTTTTTTTTGAGCTTAATGGGTGCGCCTCTGGAAGTAGGTCAGTATCATAAGGCTTATTTCTAAATCTACCAGTCCTAAGAGCGTAAATTAGCCCATTGACTCGTCCTAGCGCCCACTGCTGCTCGTTGTTTACATTAGGTCTAACAGAGCTAGGATTAGTTCTAAAAGCTCCTACGCCTCTGACAAAACTTCTAGCAAGCATAGAATAAGTAGCTCTCTTAGCTGGTTTGTCTCCGTATTTGTCGTTATGGTCTTTTACTTTGTTTCTAAGCGTAGTCTCCATTCTTTGCGATATTTCTGGAGCTTTTTGTATAATATCATTAATATTAACTCTATCTGTATCATCGTCATCGTCATACTCTGAATCTTCATCGTAATAATGATCGTCACGCTCGAAATCATAAGTAAATTTATCAGAGTCCATTTCTCCGTAAAACTCATCTAGCCTACCCTCTTTAGCTGCCTCCCATTCCTCATGAGTTTCAAAAGGCATATAAACAGTATTACCGTCAAAAGTATGTTCATGATAATCGTTACTAGCTCCGTTAGATATTTCACTAGCTCTAGCTCTAGCCTCAGCTATTGTGGTAAAAGTATCATTCATACCAGCTACTAGCCTTTTTTTAGTGCTATCTTCTTTTATAGGGTCTGGAGTCATATCTGGCATATCTGAATTACCAATAGGCAGTAAATTTGCTGGAACATAGTAGTCATCCATTTCAGAGTTTTCTTCATCCTTACCGTAGCTCATAGCCATACGTTTCTCGTTAGGAGTAAGCCACCAGCTCTGAGCCATCTGGGCTACGATCTTTTCGCTTTCTTCTTGCAGCTCTGGTATTACAGAAGTATCAAAGTCTATAAATAACTTGTCACCAAATTTAGGAGCTAGCCATCTATTCAGTTCATCTCTAATTTTATAAAGCTCTGGAATTACTGCATTTGTGTAAAGCATCTTACGAGCTTCTTTTATGTTGTTGTAAGTAGCTGACTCTACATTATTAAGTAATACAGCTGGGACATTATAAATATTGCAAAGGTCTTTTATAGTTGTATTGTATTGCTCAATGAGCGATAAGTCAGCTGCATTAAGACCGAAGTTAACCCAGCTTAATTTTTTAGGTGTTATAATAACATCACCAGCGTTGTTACTTCCTTGATATTGCTTTTTAAATTTTTCTTTGAGCTGTCTGGCTTGTACTTCGTTTAGATCACCTTCCTCAGACATAAGCACACCTCTAGCGGTTTGATTTTGTAAATATCTTACGCCAGTAGTAAGTGCTTCATTGTTAGCATCCATACTTCTAAGACCAGCCTTTAGAGGTGACATACCGTACAGATTGCTCCCAGTACCGTCAGCGATAGGATTGTAGTCTTTTATATGGCAAACATCTTCAGCTAACATTTGATAAGTACCGTTATACTCCATTGTGTAGTGATTTACTGGCTTCATAAGACCGCCAGAATGTATCTCTATTGTTTGACTTGGTAAGACGTAAAGCTCTCCATATTTACCAGCGTTGCCACCAGTCTCTGGTGCAATCCCATAGATATAACGATTGCCAGTAAGTTTTCCGAAAGCTATAATCTCTGTCAAAAAGCTAGCGTATGATTGAGCTGGATTAGGTCTTTCTAAAAGCTCATGCAGCTCAGTGTCTTGTAATTCTACCAAAGCATTTTTAAGACTGATGTTAGCTCTGTAATTTGTTAGGTTACCATAATCTCCAGAAGTAAGAGCCTTATACCTTTTTAATTCGTTGCTGTTTTGTATTTCATAAACTTGGAAAGGTACTGTCGAGGCTGCTTTAGTTATTAAGTTTATAATCGAGTAAACGGTAGAGTTAAAACGATAGCCTTTATTAATGTAGCTCTCGTCATTATCTTCAGAAGTAATAAGCGTCTGACCTAGAAAGTTATATATAGCTCTATTGAAGGCTATGTTAGTTGATTGACTGTTTTTTTTCAGTAAGTTTCTGAATCTGTCGAATAAGTTAGCCATTAAAAAATATTTTTACAAAAATACTAATTAAATTACAAAAAAATCTGACCGCTTTGAGTATTGTGAATAGGTGCAATATCGAAGAGCATCGCAGAGGTGATTTAAGCGATCTTTAGGCTTATTAATGATCGTACCGTCTTTGAGTTGCTCCCAATAATAGCCAGCATATTCTTTAGCAAAATTCTTTGACTCTTGAGAAACAAAAATGTCAAATTCTTTCAGAAGGCTTATGCCAGCATTTATAGAGCCTTGACCTTTTATAGCTGCCTTAGCAAAAATACCCATGCGTCTAAGTTCTTCTCCGCTCTTTGGCTCAGCACTGTCATAGAAAGTAAGAATCCTATCATAGTTATTTTCTTTAAAAAAATTAGCTATGTCTTGATTTGTCATACCAGTTTGATATAATATTTCATGAACATATAGCCTATTGTTTTTTTTAAATACAATACAAGCTGCCGCACTATCTACGGTAAATCCGAAGTCTAAGCCTATTACAGCTTCTGACTGTAAGTCTACTTCTGGAAAATCTTTGTGAGGTATGAATTGCCAATTATTAAAAATCTGTCTGTTAGAATATACAGCTCTCTGACCCTCCCCATAGACTCGCCAGTAGTCTGGGTCTCTGTCTTTCATACGCTCTATTTCTTTGATGATTTCTGGTGATAAAAAATTATTGTCTTTGTAAGTTGTTATAACAGTCTGACAATCTTCACGAGGTATAATATCTTCATAAATCCAGTGAATAGGGTCAGAAGGATTAAAGTCTATTATAATCTTCTCGCTACATCTAAAAGCCACTTGTATTAAATCTTCTTTATCTAGCTCATTACCTTCGTTTAAAACAGCTATGTTTCTTTTAGAGCCTCTTATTTTTTGCGGTTGATCTATGGAGAGAAAACGGACTAAGTGTTTACCATAGTGAAATGTGTTTTCAGCCTTATTGTGTAAGCCATCAAAGTAAACTCCAGTAGATTCAGCAATAGAAAAAAAGTCTCTCATTATAGAGGCTTTTAGTGCTGGTAGTGTTTTTCTTATTACATCTACTACTATTGGGTCTTGTCTTGTTGTAAGTAAATAGATTATATATTGGCAAATGGCGTAGGTCTTACCAGATCGAGTTCCGCCTTGACTAACAAAATATCTAGAGTCAGACTCAATAAGATCATAAAATTGACGATTGCAAAACTGATCTACTTTTTTGCTGGCTTCCATTCAATAAGAGTTGACTTTATACCGCCTTCGTGTTTGATTTCTTGCCTAGTGCCATTGAGTCTATGAGCCTCATATTCTTCGCTAATTATTTTCATAGCTGCAATTTGGAGGCTAGGAATTTCTGAATCAATCCATTTAGATAACATTTTAGTTTTTTTACTTATTCTCATTTTCTCTATTGCCTTTTTTATAGAGTTCGATTCGTTCAGTTTAAGTTCGTAAAATGTAGTTTTACCACATGGCAAAAAAGCGACTATATGTTCAATAAACATTAATTTATGTTCCTTTATTGCAGCTAGTGCTTTTTTTTCTAATTCTTTTCGGTTGTAAGCCATTATATCCATCTAAAAGAGACTCCAAAGATACCGAAATAAATGTCTATCGACTTCATAGTTTCTACTTGAAAAGCATCTAAATATTCTATACCTATGCAAAAGCCCATGATCGGATAAATTTTTATTTCAATCACCTTTTTTACTGTCTTTGTTTTGTTGATACAAAGTTAGATAAAATTCCCAGATTATATCTTGGTAATCTTTTTTAGAGTATTCTTTGCCAGAGGTCTCTTGCCTACCTTCACGCTCTAAAATAAGCACAAAATTTTTACCCTTTACTTTTGGATAAATTCTTATATTATTGTCCATAGCCCATTTAAAAGCCTTGTAGTGTAGTTCTGTCATAAATCAAAAATTGAAGTTTGTTTTGTATTTTGTTTTTTTATTATTCCTAAAGCTGTTTCTAATATTGTTTTACCAGCTTTATAATCTACAAGGTTACGCGCAATTTTATCTATTCTTTGCTTTCCTTTGTATTTGTAAAAGTCATATTTATGAAATTCACACCACTTTTGTATCTCGTTTTTACTTGCCATTATTGATAATTTTTTTTCATTCAAATCATTAGGTAAGTTGAAGTTAGTCCAGTATAAATGTCTACCTCTTTTTTTTGCTGGTATCAATGGCTCATAATAGGGTATTACATTCTCTACTACATATTTACCTTTAAAATAATTATCTAAAAAAATAATTTCTTCATAAAGTTTTAAATCTGGATAAATTGGTTTTGTTGTTTTGTGCCTTGCGAATCTAGCTCTACTATGTGTTGGGCAAGGTGGTGATGTCCACACAAAATCAAAATAATCAAAATAATCAAGTAAATACTGGTGTGCATCCGCTACAATTACTTTATCATTTGGAAATCTTTCTTGGTAAAGTTTAGCTAGTTCAGTGTCTAATTCAACCGCTGTAACTTCAATATCGGTTACTTCATCCCATTTATATCTGTTACCACCAAGACAAGCATACAAGTTTAAAATTTTCATAATTAAAAAGGTAGATTATCGTTTACGCTAGTTAGTCTTTGTTTTTCTTTGTCAATAGAGCAATAATAGCCACCGTTTTTAAAGTCTGGAGCTATCATAAAAGTACCTTGCTGTCCATTCTCCTTACGTTTTACTTTTTGAATATGTATCTCAACTGCATCAGTTCCGTATTTAGTGATCTCTCCTATCTTTCTATACACTGTAATACAGTTGTAAGCCTTGTTAAAAAAGTCTGAGCTACCAGAAATGTCATACGGAGTAGGTACTTTATAGGCTTGGTTGTCTACTTCCATTTTTCTAGGGTGAGCAATTAAAAATAAATGGGTATTAGTTTGCTGAACAAATTGAGTTATTTGAGAAAGCATAGCGCCTATATAAGTGAAATCTCTCTGAGCGGAATGGTCTAACATATTCCAAGGGTCAATTACTAAAATATTTACGCCTTTTTGAAATACAAGCTCTTTAAATTTTTCTAGTATTGACTTTAGAGTTAAATTTTCTAAGTCTATTTTTATAAAATAAAAGTGATCTTCTATAAAATTTTTAGTGTTTTCTAAGTCAGCGCTAGTACAATTTTTTTTATTTAGTTTGTTAGCTATTCTTTTTATATGTCCCTCGTATGGAAAAGACTCTGGAGCAAAAAAGGCTGTCCTAAAACCATGACTAAGAGCTAAATTGACTGCTATTTGATCGAAAACATCTGACTTACCACTATTAGGTATGCCAGTGACTACGCTCCATTCTCCGAAAGAAACATTAAAATAATTATTAGAATCGTTAAGACCTATTGAATAATTAGTTATGCCTTTTTCATTAAAGAGTAAAACATTGTCCCATATATCATTGATATTTATTACGCCTTCTAAGGGAAAAGATTTAGCTTGTTGTAAAATATTTCTTAGACTTTCAGCGCCTTTTTTTGTTAAGACCTCATTAGCATCTTTGTAATTGTTAAACTCTATATACTTACATCGATATTTACCTAGCCTTCTGGCTAGCTCATTTCTTAAGTTAAGCCCAGCGTTGTCGTTATCAGTGCAAAGGATAATCTCTTTTTTATCTTTAAAATAGCTAAAACAGTTGTCTAAATAGTCGAGGCGTTGATTGCCTTTTGACGCTCCATTAGGTACTGATACAACGGAATAAATACCAGCTTCATAGAGGCTAAGAGCATCCATTTCACCCTCGACAATATACGCTCTGTCAGAGTTAGCAATATTATCGAGACCGTAAAATATTAGCTCAGCTCCAGAGACTAGCTTAAAATTCTTTTCTCCGTCTCTGTATTTTACATTTATTAGCTCTTTGTTACGATAGTAATTAAAGTTTATAGCTTTTCTTTTATCATTTATCTGGGGAAAAAATTCAGTGCTTTCAGTAATTTGCCAGTTAACAATCGTAGCCTCAGAAATACCTCTGTCTAAAAACCATTTTTTTGTTTTATAGCCTAGCTTACTTTTAGTAATTACTGGCTTTATAAACTCTTTTTTCTTTTTGAACTTTACATTACCAGCCCAGCCGCAGTGATGACAATTATAAAGACCTTCTGTTAAGTTAATACTTAAACTCTTATCGTTTTTATTTTTGCGCTGGTCTGAACATTTAGGACATTTTAATTTTTGATTTGGTGAGTTTGACTTAGGAAAAATACCTATGTCGTTAAAGTCTTGTATCATATTAGAATTTTAGTTTTATAAATATTTTTGGGAAAGCAATATAGTTTTCTTATTGATTTTTTAGGCATAATTTTTGAAATATTAAATTCTTCATTTGTATAGTTGTTTATATAAACTTCTTTTACTTGACATTTTGCAATCTCATTAGCGTTATAGAAATACGCTTTGTTTTCTACGACCATGCATAGGTAAATCCTTAACTCATATCTAGCTTTATTTTTAAGGGCTACAAGTCTGTCAATTTTTGCTTTTTCTATATACCAATTATCATACTCAGTGCTTCTGTTTTTTATTTCTATTAGTGTTTTTTGTCCGCTTGTAGTGCCAAAAAGATCATAAGTAGAAAACTTATCGTCTGACTTTTTAAAATCGCCATACGGTTTTAAGGCTTTTAAAACAGCTAATTCTATTTCAGAGGTTATCTTTTCAGTTACTAGATTCATAAATTAAATCAAAATTTTTGTCTTTAAACTTTGCTAGAAACCTATCTAACTTTCTTACGCCATTTTTAGATTTTCTAAGGGTAAGCAATGATAAAAAATTTTCGCTCCAAAATTCATCTGTTCTAACTTTTTGTAAAATGTAATACAGCTGTCTGGTGTTAATCTTATCTTTTGTCTTACATAGTTTTATAATTTGTAGCCAGTCGTTTTTCTGTTTCTCATTTTTTGGGCGGTTAGCCTCTGGAAATAATTCTACAATATGGCTATAAGAATTTAAAACTTGAGAGCTAAAAGCGGCAGTAGTATTCTTTTTTATATTATTATTATTTATATTAATATTATCCTTAGCTTTTTTTAACATAGGGTATGTGATTTTTTTAAGGGAGGTATTAACAAAAATGTAACGCTTAGTAACTTGTTTATTTTTGTTTCTTATAACTTTGATTTTTATAAATTTATGTTTTTCTAGTTGTGAAATCCATCGACTTACAGTCCCTTTTTTTGCATTATATAACTCAGCAAAATAACAGTTTTGCGCATAACATTTACCGCTCTTATTTGTTAGCGCACTTATTTCGGCATAAAGAATCTTAGCGCTAGGCGACAAGTCTTTTGAATATCTTACCTCAGCTGGTAAAATAGCGTAATATGTTGGTTTCATTTGCTAGGCGTTTTCTACGAGTTTTTTTATGTAGTCGCAAAAAGTTCTAATATCTCCGAAAATTCTATTAAAAGCCTTAAGACTTATTTCATTGTTTTCATAAAGCTCAAACAAAGTCTCTATTAAAAGCTCGTACTCAGCCTCTGTCATATTACCGACATACTCAAAATTTAAATTTTTGTCTACGTCAGTGTGATTTGTACGCCATGCCTTTTGATTGACCTCGTTATAATAGACCTTTTTATATTCGTTATACATTTAAATCTATTTTAAAATCAAAATAATTGTCTATGATTTCAGCTGCATCGTCAAAATTATTTACCCATGTAGCAAGCCAGTTTTTATCTTCTAACTTTTCGAGACAAGCCTTTTGATTGTCAGTAGGTTTATTATATCCTACTTTAAGTTCAATAGCGAGTCCAGAATATCCGCCTCGATTGTCAAAGCATAATATATCTGGTACACCAGAAAAACCGCCTAAATATTTAAATTTATAGCGCTCAAAAGGTGTACGCTTACCCTCATTAGGGCAGTGTATGACAAAAGCCTTTGGGTGTTTTAGCTTAAAATATTGCATCACTGCATTTTGTAGCTTATCTTCTTTAGTTAAAAACCTTGCAAAGTTATTAGCGCTCAATTCAAAAAATTTATCTTCTAAGTTATGATATTTATTACTAAAGTCTATATCTACTGACAAAAATTCGTCAGCCCTTTTTATTGAATGCAGTACGCTAGCATGATCTCTTTTTATTTCTCTACCTATTTTTTGTAGTGAAAAACTTGTATGTTTTTTAGATATTTTGCAGTAAATATGTCTAGCCTCAACTAGATCACGCCTTCTAGATTTAGTATTTATTGTTATACCTAAATCAGCCTCTATAAGTCGTCTTATGTGATAGGGTCTTAAATGTATCATAATATTATTGAGCCATCTTCGTTACGATTTTCAGAATAGAAACTGGTCACATTACCAGTTTTTAAATAGTCTTTCCACTGATTTAGGGCTATATTATACTTATAACGACCAGAAGAAATCATATCTTCATTAAGGCTGTAAACCTCGCAATCAAAAGGGTAGACATTTCTTACAGCAATAAATCTAAAATTTTTTGGGTCAATGCCCAATACATCGCAGTAAAATGTAGCTTGCAAATCATAATGTCTACGCCTTATCTCTGATCTAAAAGACCTTTGAGTTATGTCTCGGCTAGTTTTAACATCAGCGACCCAGTTTTTAGGCTCGTAGCAATCTGGTCTAACTTTTACGCTACAATCTTTAAAAGTATCATAATGAGAAAGCTCGACAATACCAGTAGTGTAATTCAAAGCCAAAGGGTAAGAAATAAAATTTTGATATATGTAATAAAATTCTCTACCTTTTACAGTGTCCCAAATTATTTTACCTTGACTTTTTTCTTTGTATTGTATTATAAGCTCTTTATTTTTTTTAAGTCTTGCATCTAGTTTAGGCATAAAAAAATAATCATTTCTAAATTTTTCTCTACCTTCTAACAGTAAAGTATGCACCGCAGTGCCAAACCTCATAGCGTCAGTCTCTGTCCTTTTTTCTTTTAAGAAGTAATAAATAGACTGATCGTAAATAGTCCTTAGACCAGAGCCGGAAATAATTTTATTCCTATGATATTTACTATTTGACTCCTTAATCTTTTTCATTTTGCTTCTCATTAATGAGTTTATAATATTTGTTTTTTAGTTTTTTATATTTAGAATTTAAATAGCGATTAGCGTCTTTTACGATTTCTAAATCTTCTTGACATTCTTTTAGCTGCTTGTTTTTTTTATCCAGCTCAGCTCTGAAAAATATTCTAGTAGCTTCGATAAATTCTGGGCTAGTTTCTTCTACTTTATCTATAATTGATTTTATTGCCATGTTAAAAAATTTAAGGCGACCCAGAGGAGCCGCCAGTTAATTAAAAAGGTAATCCGTCTGATTTGACGCTCTTGTCATCAAATTCATTTACTACTCCACTTAAGTAGGTAACTCCATTTTTAGAAGTTTTTTTCCAGCAAGCTAGCTTAAGCTCCTTACCGTTTTCAGTTTTTATTTTACCAGTAAAATCTGGTTGATTATCCGCTTTTTTGTCATTTACAAATAAAACGAATGTGTTAGGTTTTTGTTCAAATTGTGTCATATTGGGAAATTTTGATTATTATAATTATTGTTTTTAGCTGTCGCTACACCGTCATCGTCTTTAGACTCTAGTCCAAAAAGCGATACTAAAGCGTATCTACGATAAAAGGTTATTTCTGAGCCTTTTTTCATAGGCTCATTACTTTCAATTTTTATTCCATGGATTTCTGATATTTGTTTTGCATCTTCAGTAGTATCTGGAAATTTTGGAAAAGTGTTACCAGTTTCATCAGCAAGAAAAGTACACAATTTGTCAAATAAAAATATTTGCAAAATATAAAGTCCATGTCTTTTTAAAACTGGTTTTATCTGTCCTAAAACGCTATTTATGTCAGCGTAATTAGACTTATAATATTCGTTTGTTTTGTCTTTTGTTAAAGTTTCAAGTTCATGAAAAACCTTAAACATCTTCTGAGCGAAATCTGGTGTCATAGTATATATCGAGTTTTAAGTTAATATTAAGATCAGCTAACTTTCTGAGTTCACTGAATTTAAAATTGTCTACGTTTTTGATCTTTGCAGCCAGAGCTGGGTAGGTTATACCCAGCTGATCGGCTACATCTTTTTTATTAAGACCTAAACGCTTTAATTCGTGTTTAAAAATTTCTTGTACGTTTATAATCATTGTTTAGTTTATTAATATGCCTCTTATAAATTGTAGCACAGTCATTACAAAGAATAAGGCGCAAAAGATTTTAGTTATTGTTTTCATATATATTCGGATTTAATTCTTAGGAGTAAGTCAATCTCAGACTCGCCTTTGATTGTCTTATACTGTTTTTTGTCAGTCCATCCAGTAGCTTTTAGATTTGGAAAATACCAGTTTCTAACATTAGAAATAGCTTTTTTAAAATCTGAAGTAATTGTAAAATAGTTTTTAGCATTACCCCACTTATCTAAAATGATTCCGTTTCTAGTGAATTTATGAATAACCCATTCACTAGGTCTTTTATTACCTCTCCAGCTATATGATTTAGAATTTACAATAGCTATATAAGGGTACTTTACTCTTACGTTGTATTTTTGTATTGCCATAGTTTTAGTTTTAATATAAATTATAATTTTTTGTTTTAATTAGCTTCTTAGCTTTAGTTGCCGATATTTTGTAAACGATTGTTCTTTTTTCTCCGTTTACCATTTCAACATTCCATTTTGATTTTGGATGTTCTTTATTTAACCAGTTATAATTAATGTCCTCTAGTTTCTCGTGTAAAGCGTTAATAGCGTCAACATAACTGAAATACTTTTGCCCATCATCAAGGTATCCTACCCAGTCATTTTCTAAAATAAAATATGTTTCGTTTGTCATTTTTAATAGTTTTAGTTGTTAATATGTATCAAATTTAAAAAAAAGTTTTAATATACCAAAATTATTTAAAGAAAATTTTAAAAAAATCCCCTCCAGAATAAATTCCTTTGGGGAAAGCAAACAAAAATCAATTTACCTATTCGGCTATTGACTTAAATGTAGATAGGGCGTCATTGTCTTGGTTTGGTAAGTGCATCCTAATTTCATAAGTAGCATTTTTAACATCGAATTTCATTGAATCTAGGTAGCCAGACTTTTCTTCTTGTAGGCTGTCACCTCCGAAATTTATCCATAATTTATTATGTAGCCCTAGATTTCTTATATCTACGTTTCTAAATACGCCCTCATACTTTGTTAGGAAGTCTCTATTGTCGTTTAATATTTGTTGGGTAGTAATTTGCTCTAAAGATTTTAAAACGGTCTCTCTGGCTCTCTCATAAGAGCTTTCTATTTGTCCGACAAAATTATTATCGTTTGAAAGCTCATTGCTAAATATACTTTCTGTCTCATGCACTCCAGTAAACCCACCTAGATAAGAAAACTGTCGTCTTACGCTTTTCATCTTAGAAATGTTAACGTCAAATTTTTCAGCTATTGTAAAATTATCTATATGAGTAAGATCACCCAAAGCTAAATTATTTGGAAAATTCATACCTACCGAAATTCTAGGGTCTGTACTACCAGCTGAGGCTTGGAATGGCTCTAAAGTTTTTCTAAATCCTACCCATTTGTCTATTATATTATTTTCTACTTGGAATTTTTTTGTAGCGTTACCGTTGCCATCGTCTACAAAAGTTACAAACTCATTACTCTCAAAATCATACATTAAATCTGGCGTACCGTTTCCGCTAGTATCTAATTGACAAAATACGCCTATCGAATATTTACCAGACAATGAGCCTATATTTTTTTGAA